ACCATCCAGGGCGAAGCAGACCAGGGGTCGCGACGTCACGCCGCCTGTGGCCAAGCCGACGCCTCCCCGCAAGCCCAAGAAGGGGCAGCGGGTCATGGACGCTCAGCTCGCGGAGGTCCCCGAGGTTGCCACTCCGGACCCGGTCGAGGTGCTGCCCACGACCATTACCTCGGACCCGGATGACTTCCCACCGCCAGCCGATCCCTGGTGGACGTCGGAGCGTGAGACCGCCTACCAGATGGCACTCCAGGGCCTCCCTCAGCATCAGGTCGCCAAGGAGCTGGATCGGGATCGGCACACGGTTGCACGATGGCTGTCAGATCAGAGGTTCGAGGAGCGTCTCTACGAGGAGAACACTTCGCGGTTCAAAGCCTCTCGTCAGCGCCGCACCATGCAGACCGTGAGGCTCACCGACAAGGCCGAGCAGCTCGCGAACAAGATGATGGAGCTGTCCATCGAGAAGCCCAAGGACGTCGGGGCGCGGATGGCGGCACGGGACTGGCTGTCGGAGTTCCGCGAGAACAGCCGTCGCGAGGATGAGATCTATGGGCTCGACAAGCAGCGCGTGGACGTGAACATCCATGGCACCGTTCAGCACAGGCACAAGGGTGCTGTGGACGTCTCCTTCAAGGAGTTCCTGACGGGTGCCCTCGTCCGCATGGGCATCGACATCGAGAATGAGGAGATCGACGCGAGCCGAGCGGACGATGCGCTCGCGGTGGTCGCTGAACGTGCCCTCATGGAAGGAACCTTCCTGGAGGAGCTTGTGGAGCAGGAAAAGGAACAAACTGCTGCCACAGCGCGTGCAACAGCAAATGATCGCGAGCGCTAGTCGAGTTCGACCTCGATCTCGAAGATCGGGCGCTTGCGGATCTCCATGCAGCCAAGGATGTGGCGACTGCCCCGGCTCTTGCCGTCCCAGATGATGAGAAGGCCGTTCGCCACGCTCACCATGTCGAGGTTGCGAGACGGCCCGGCGCTCTTGCCGAGCAGGTCCCAGTTCGCGGGGAACACGATGGCCTCGCGACCCGTCAGCTTCTTCGCGACCAGCTCCCCGGCACGGTCCACACCCTTCGCGCCGCCGCTGATGATGTAGTCCGGCTTCGCTCCCATCTGCTTGCACACCTTGCCCCAGTGCTCGCGGATGACCTTCTTCACCGCCTTCGTGTCGAGGTGGCGCGAGCCGGCGATGATGAGCTTGAAGCCTTTGAGCTTCCGCACGCGCGCGGCTCGCACCAGCGCGTCGAGGTCGTACTTCATGGCCGGCTCCTGCGCTCGTTCCAGGTGTGGTCGATGTAGATCACAGCGTCCGACCTCCCTTCCGTGCCGTCACGATAGAAAGTAGTTGGTGAGATCATCCTGACGGGCATCTCACGCGAGAGGTTGAGCCCGCTGTGCATGTCGCGCGCGAGGTTCGCGAGGTCCATCGTGTATCGCTCCGTGTGTCCAACGACGAAGAACCACCGCCGGTCGCTGACCATGAACTCCGCGATCTTCTCGATCAGGCCACGCGTCGTGCGTCCGGTGCGGCGCTCCCAGTCATACTGAGCCAAGCGCAGCGTGTTCTCGTTGTACTGGTTGCGCGCGAACATCTCGAACGGGAGCAGGCCGAACTTCTCGCGGAACTCCTCGACTAGGTCCGCGATCGGATTGTTCGGGAGGAGAGTCATCGTGATGGACGCTGTGTATTTTCCTGGGATGTAGTTCTTGGCTACGTCATCCAAGACATCCAACGGTTCGTATTCAACGACCTCAACGCCGCTGGCGAAGCCGACGTTCTTGCCATTGAAGGTGAAGGTTGCCTTCGAGCCAGAGAACACCTTCGTCTTCTTCGACTCCGGCTCGATCCACCGAGAGGTCGCGAGCGTCGGTGCAGTGACCTTCATGTCATGCAGCGTGAGCTTCTTGCATCGAAGGCAGTAGAGGTTCACCTGTGACAGCGTCATCGTGACCTCCGACTGCTTCCCGCATCCCCAACACTTGTAGTCGTTCACGCAGAAGGCAGAGTTATCGATGTACTCGATTCCGTATGTGGGAGCCGGTGGTGGGCAACCAAGACAGATCGCACGGGATCCACCATCGCGCGTGAATGCCTGGCATCCGCACTTTAGGCACGGTGAGACAACCCCATTCTCCACGCGAACGGACACATCGAACAGGTACCGCTGGTGCGGGTTGACTGGCTCGCGTCCTGGTGGTGGTTTGTTGACCGGCTTGATCGGCTCGGTCATCTCTTCCCACACGGCATCGAACCGCGTCCTCGTCTTCTTGTCTTCGCTCATCTTCTCTTGCTCCTCTTGATGCTCATCGCGGCTATGCCGCGTTCGTCATGTTTCGATCTTGTTGAGCAGCTGCGCTCCCTCTTCGAGTCGCTTCGACACACCTTCCATGAGGTGCTGTAGTGCCTGCTCCAGGGCGTCCGAGAGGTCTAGCGCCTTCTTCTCCAAGAGGAAGCCGGAGAAGCTCACCTGCACGCGCCACCCGTTACCAAGCGGCTGCACACCCACGAACAGATTCTGAGCATCGATGTCGTTGACGTGGAGTAGGTGCTTGGAGAGCGCATGGATGAAGCCGAGCTTGCGCTGTATCACCTTCTCGCCAGCCTCTGGCATCTCGGCCCGCTGACCGAGAATGTCCTGCAAGCTGTCCGACTGGCTCACGGGGTCTCCATCAGCTGCGCCGCGAGATGGTCGAGCCGCTCTTTGTGTTCCGTGAGCGCATCATGCACGGCTGTCATGAACTGGGTGTGGACCTGCATCATCTGATCGACGATGAGCAGCGCGTGGTTGCGTTGCTCACGGAGAACCGTGAGCAGCTCGTTGGCGTTGTCCGGCACGAGCGGCGCAGCGGCTGCTGCCATGTCGGTCACGCCCGTGACCGGGTCGAACGCGCCCGTCTTCTGAGGAGCCACCTTGATACGTCGGCGGATCTCGAAGCGGATGTCTGCGAAGCGCGTCTGCGCCTCTTCGTCCTTCGGGTTTCTGCCGAGCCGGTCGGACAGCTTGCGTAGCTCGGTGGCGAGCTGGTCGTCGCTCATGGAAGCGACAGAGCCTCCGAGGATCTTCTCGGTGGGGAGCATCTCGCTCACGTCGGTCGGGACAGCGCGCCGCTTCAGCTCGCTCTTGAGCGCGTTGACGCGATCGTTCTGTTCCGTCGGGATACCTCCCGGCCACATCTGCGCGACGTTCTTGAGATCGTTCTGCAACTGCTCGGTGGTCATGGTCTTCACGGACATCTGCTTTTCTCCTTTGCGCCTTGGGCGCTTGTTCCGGTCACGTATCACAAACCTCATCCCAGCCCTACTCGAAGCTGAAACCGAATCGCGACATCTTCGACAGCTTCTCCATGCCTAGCCAGGCGCTCGCGAGGGCGTGCGCGAGGTGGTCGTCACCCGCTGAGCGCACCGTCTCGATGATCTCCTTGGATTCCTCATCGACCTCGCGGAACGGAGCCAGGTTCTTCATGTGGCGCATGAGCAGCTGCATCTTGTCGATCGACAGGGTTGGTAACCCGAACTCGCGCTGCTTGATGGCATGGCAGATGTTCTTGAGCGCCATCGTGCGATCCACGAGCACGCGACCACGTGTTGGGTCAGAGAACTCTGGCTGGAACGTGCGGCTAGACTTCTGGCTCGGGTTGTACCACTGCGCGTAGAACCGGCCCTCGTTCCCGACCGGGCACAGCTTGCGCATCAGGTACGAGTTGCGATCCTTGCCATAGCCAGCGTCAGCGATGGTGATGTCGGGACCATACGGAGCGAGGAAGTTCTCGATCGCCTTCGCGCTCGATAACTCCTTGCCAGCCTCGTCCTCAAAGATCCCGATGTTCAGGATGTACGGTCGCTGGTTGAGGGCATTGCGTCCCATCACCACGCACCAGTTCATGTTGCCCCAGTCGATCCCGGCGGTGATGTGCGTCCAGTCGCGTGTCCTGGCTGGCACAATCTCGTGGTTGGCACACGCAAGCTCAAAGTCGAGATCCGTGAGCATCTCCAGCTCGCCGGAAGCTGGGACGCCGATGACGTAGCAGAGCCAGACTTCTCGGAACCGGAAGTCGATCTTGTCCTGCATCACGCGTGTGGCGGAGATCCACGGCGCGATCAGCTGTGGCATGTGATAGCCACGGATGTGGTTGCGGTCAGGGTGACGCGCGACCCAGCGGCCAGTGAACACGCGGTCGAGCTTGCCTCGACACTTCGTCTTGTTGCACAGGTACTCGTAGCTCTCTGGCGGCAGCTCCTTGCAGCCGAGCGGGATGTCCTTCACCTGGATGATGTTGTCCTGGTAGGTGATCTCCTGCCATGCGTTGCACTTCTGGCACTTGACCATCCAGATCTGCTGGTCACTGGCGCGGAACGGGATGTCGATGCCCTGGTTCGGTAGCGTCGGCGTGGAGATCTCGCGTAGCAGGCCGTAGCGTGAGGACTTGAGCGACTCGCGGAACGCAAGCTCGACCTTGTCGCGCATGCGGTCCTTCTCATCGAGCGTCACGCCGTCTGCGTCGACACCCTCGCCGAGGTTGCTCTCCCAGGCGCTGCGGAAGATCCAGTAGCTGTCCCCGACGCGCTTGGTGAACACCTGGTTCGGTGTCCCGGCTAACGCCGCCATCCGAGGCGACTCGCCGAACGCATGAGCCACACGCGTGATGCTGAAGTCCGTCAGCTGCTTGTCGCGTGGGAACGTAGAGATCCACTTGGTGCCTGGATGCGTGGCGAGGAAGTGGAACACTTCGCTCGCGGACAACTCCGTGACGCCGACCTGCCGCCCCTTCTCATAGACCTTGTGGCGATGCTGGTCACGCGCTGGCTGCTTGAGGAATGGCCGGTGGTGGAGCAGGCGCGCATTCAGCTCGAACTCGAAGTCCGACTGGAGCATCGTCTGCTTGACCTCACCGAGTGCTTCCTCTGTGAGCTTGCGTGAGTTGTCGTAGACGAGAGGTTCACCCTTCACGCGGCGGTTGAGAGCACACCACAGGACGGGATCCTTCTCGGCTAATGCTTCCAGGGCGCTCATCGCTGAGGCCGCAGGCATCTTGTCGACGATGTCGGAGATCTTCACGGAGTAGCTGTCAAGGCTTCTAGCTTGGCGCGGAGGGTCGCAATCTCTTCCATGTGCATCTCGATCATCTTGGCCATCGCATAGCCTGATGTACCCGGGCTGAAGTCGACATCGTTTCCGAACGTCTGCTTGATGATCTTGATAGCTTCTTCCATGCTTGTCCGGTTAGCGCCCATCGGCGAACTCCCAGTCATTTGCGATCACGTCGAACGGTCCGAATCGTCGCTCGCTGTACTTCCTGTTGCACAGGTCTTCCCTAGGCGCGCGTTCCAACTTGCCGTGCACGAAGATGAAAACGAACGGCTCGAAGACGTGTTCCCAGGATTTCCTTCGGAACCAGCGTTCGCTGAGAAGTGCTTCACGTAACGTCATTGGATTCCTTGGGTACCAACCGGATAAGCACGGCTTCTTCCATGAGAATCACCTCGCAGGCTGCTTCAGCGCGTCGTTCAGGATCTTGCGGATCCATGCGCTCGCGCCGACGAACCCGAGCGCTACGGCGCGCTCCTCCCATGCCTCCGCGTCGGCCAGGGCACAGCGGATTGCCATGCGGTGGTTGAGGTCTGGCGAGAGCGTCTTCGGGCGACCCTGAGCCTTCTTCTGCTTCTTCTGAGCCATGGTCATTTGTGTATCAGTTCTTGTTGACACCGTCAACTCCTTCACGGCACCGCGCACGGCGTTCCTCACGTGGTGAGCCTTCATTCGTCAACGCCCCTTCCCGTGTACCGCTCTAAGAGTATGAGTAGTTCACACCGCGCGATCTCAAGCATCAACCACTCGCGCCGCTCTACGAGCTTCGCTCCACGCTCGAAGATCTGGATGAGCCGTTCGTATGGGTTGGTCACAGCTTGCCTCGCACTATGCGTTGAAGGCGCTCAAGAACGGCTTGTCCGGTTGTCACCCAACACGCTCATATTCAGGGATTAGTCCCAGTTCCCGCGCCTCGGCCTGATACGCGCGCGCGTACCTCAACGCGGCGGTACGGAGGTCGCGGCCGAACACCTCGCGTTCCGTCTGGTTAGATTCCGGTCCGCTGTGCTTGCCGTACTCTCGCCCAGCAGTTTCGAGCGCCTCGCCTGCCTTTGCTGTTTCGTCGCTCTTGTTCATGGCTGTCCTTTTAGGTTTGGGTGACAAGCGGATAAGCATGGTTGCTTCTCTAGTGCGATGACCTGTTGTTCGAGCGTCATGGCTTGAACCTCAAGCACCGGAGAGTCCAGTGCGCTTGCCCTGTCCGATGACAACGTCGACAGCATCTACGGTAGTCCTCCGTGCTCACACCACGGATCCACCACCAGAGATCGCGGAGCTTCATGACGCACCCTCTTCGGCGGGATCACCTAGCCACGGTTCTTCGTCCTCACGATCCTCGTCAGCCATCTCCTCCTCCGCTGCCTTCGCATGCTCCAGGCACGAGTCCATGTGGAATGGTCCTGGCGGTGGTCCGCTCGTGGCACTGGGTCGCCACGCTACATCCCTCTCACAGCCAGGCTCACCGCACATGCTCAGCAGGCGCTTCTGCTCCGTGATCATGTCCTCCTTCACATGAGCGAGCCACAGGTCCGGTGACAACAGCTGTCCCGCCTCTGCGATCAGCCAGCACCCTTGCACGAGGATTGCTTCTGGGGCTTCAAGCTCTAGCAGCCGCAGTAGACGTGCGGTGCGATCCTTGAGCCTCATCATTGCCGCTTCCTTGATCTTGCTCATGTCGTTTCCTTCTCCGCTGTGCGGAGTGC